TTTTAATATCATATTGATAATGAGCCCATATAATTGCTTTACCATCCATATCTTCTATTATAGATAGTAATTCTTTTATTCTATTATTTTCAATAGGTTGAATTTGACCGTTGTCATCTGTAAAATGACCACAAGTAATTTGATGTAATCTCATTAATTGAGTTAATGTATTAACAGTTGTGCTTTGTTTTCCATTAAGAATAGCTAAAGCTTCCTTTTTCATTTGGTCATATAATTTTCTTTGCTCTTTACTTAAAGTTATCTGACGTTTAATAAATATTTTATCAGGTAAATCTAAGCAATCTTCTTTTAATACACGATAAGAAAAATCTTTTAATTTATCTGATAATTCACCTAAGTTTTTAAAGCCATTAACAATCTGTATTTGTCTACCATGCATGTGTAATGTTTTCATTTGAGCATATCTATTTCTAAAAGAATAGTACGAAGCAAAATCTAACATCCACGGACTTAAAAATTCACACTGAGAAAATAAATCTAATGGATTTTTAGTAACAGGAGATCCTGTCATTATTCTTCGATATTTAGTCTTTTCAGCTAATTTAACAATATTTTTAGTTCGCTTAGCAGCAGGAGTTTTAATAGTAGTTGATTCATCAATAGCCATTAAAGTATTATGACAAGATAAAAACTTTTCAGCAAATTCAACTCCTTTAGTTGTACTAAAAGCTTCAACATTCATAATTAAAATATGTAAACTTTCACCTTGTTCAAACAAAGTATTTAAATCTTCTTGTTGTTTTTTAGTAATATTTGCTTGCCACAATACGGTCACATTTTCTATATGATCCGGTAAATGAGTTGGTAATTCATTATTATACCAAGTACCTACAACTCCTTTAGGTGCTACAATTAAAGCACCGTTAACTTTACCTTTGTCATAAAGCATAGCTAAATTGTCAATTAATACTTTAGTTTTGCCAGTTCCCATTTCTAAAAAATAAGCATAACTTTCTTTATTCCATGACTTTTCTAATGCAGTCATTTGATGATCGTATGGTTTTGTTTTAAATTTATAGTTCATAATTTTTCTTCTTTCTACTTAAGAATATAGGGAGAAAATCTCTTTTTGTCAAGTATGAAAATAATAATAAATGCTTGACAATAAAATAATCAACACTATATTGCTAACTATGAAAGAAAATAAAGTTTACGTCATTCAAGAAATTGCTGGTACTGCCGAAGGTAGACCTAAAATAAATATTATGGGCGCATCAAAATATGGTGAGTTTGTTTTTTTATTACCGGAACTTTCACAGATAATATTTTCTCCTGGTCCATTAATTTTTAAACTTAGAAAAGCTTTAAAAGATTTTACGACAGAAGATCATTTATTATTAACTGGAGATCCTGCAATTATTGGTGTAGCGTGTTCGATAGTTTCTGACATGACTAATGGTAAATACAATTTACTAAAATGGGATAAACAAGAAAGACAATATTATCCTATTCAAATTAACTTATATGAAAGAGGAAAGATAGATGAATAATATAGACTTTGAGGAAGACCAAACAAAGATGTTAGGTAAGACTGAAAATATTCAGTCACTAGCGGACCAAGTGGAAAAACTAAATACTTTAGATCAACAAGTAGCATTATTAGAAAAAGATCTAAAACAAAAAAAGAAAGACTTTGAATATTTATCAGGAGAAGTTATTCCAACGATGATGGCTGAGATGGGTTTATCTCAACTTAAATTAATGGATGGCTCTTCGGTAGATGTTAAACCAAATTATAGCGCAAACATTACTATTGCTAATAGAGATGCTGCGTTTAACTGGCTTCGTACCAATGGACTAGGAGATATAATCAAAAACGAGATATCCGTATCTTTTGGTCGCAACGAAGATAACAAGGCAGCTGATTATGCTGCTCTTGCATCAGAGCGTGGGTATCAACCGACACAAAAGTTGAAGGTTGAGCCCATGACTCTCAAAGCGCTAGTTCGGGAGCGTATAGAATCGGGCAAAGAAATGCCTACCGAGCTTTTCAACGTTTTCGTTGGAAATAAAACAACAATAAAAAGGAAACAATAAACATGAACCAAGTAATAAAAAAAGAAGAAGCAGGAGCATTAGCTACAAATATGTTTGAAGCAGATGCAAATGCCGGCGTAGAAAATATGTCGCAAGAAGACCTTGCATTACCTTTTCTGAAGGTGTTAGGACAACTATCACCGGAAGTTAATAAGGCCCATGCAAAGTATAAAGTAGGTGCTGAACCTGGTATGATATTTAATACAGTTAGCGGTCAATTTTTTGATGGCTCTAAAGGTGTTGAAATTATCCCTGTTCATTATCAAAGACAGTTAGTAGAATGGCAAGACAGGGGAGCCAGTACTGGTGCTCCAGTTGCGATTCATAACGCTGAAAGTGATATCATGAGTAAAACAACTCGTGATAAATCTTATAAAGATAGATTACCTAATGGTAATTATATTGAAAACACAGCAAATCATTTTGTGCTTATGTTAGGGGATTCGCCTACAACAGCATTGATTTCTATGAGAGCTACTCAATTAAAAATTAGTAGAAAATGGAACTCAATGATGATGGGGATTAAACTACAGGGTAAAAATGGTATGTTTACTCCGCCAACATATAGCCACATTTACAAACTAAAGACTGTTCAGATGTCAAATGACAAAGGAACATGGTTTGGATGGGACGTATCACAAGTTGGTCCGGTATCAGATAAAGGTGTTTATGATATGGCTAAAAATTTTGCAGAGCGTGTAAGCGCTGGCGAGATTGCAGCTAAACCTGAAAATCAAGAACAACCAAAAACTGAAAAAATAGTTTTATAAGTTCCTAGGGAATTGGGCGGGGAAGCGAGAGTGGATCCGCCCATAATAAAATTATGGATGAAATTAAAAATATAAATAACGGGCCAGTTACTTACGGGGACTGGTATGATCTTGGATATACTCTGGTGCCATGCGAGGGAGGCAGGCCTAAAGTTAAAAGTTGGAGTGATTCAGATTTTAAAATAACGAAAGAAGAATGGAAAAACAAATATTTAGATAAAGAAATAGGATTAAGATTAGATAACGTAGTTGATTTAGATCTTGATAACAGTCGTGCAAAAGTTTTTGCAAATAAATATTTATCAAATTGTGGTACTATATCCGGTAGAGAACATAACCCTGCAAGTCACTACTGGTTTAAAGAAAGATTACCTGCACAGAAATTCTCATTACCAAAAGATCTCGAAAGATATGTTCAACATGCTGCACATGGGCAGTGTTTATGTGAAATAAGAAGTACAGAAACATGTTACACAATTGTTCCAGGATCATTACACAGTAAACATAGGGAACTTGTAAGATGGGAAAAGTATACAGGCTTTAATAAATATGTAGGGGATTTAAATAAAATTTTAAGAAAGATAGCTTTAGCTACTGCTTTATCAGTTTTATATGCACCTAAAGGTCAAAGAGATGAATATTGTACAGCTATAGCTGGAGTTTTAATTAAACAAACGGATTGGGACGATACTGAAATTAATGAATTTATTTATGACATTGCAGTAGAATCTAATGACGATGAATCTGAAAGTAGAAAAAATAAGGGGTCTACAACTAGAAAATCTAAAAAACCATTTGGCATGCCTAAACTTGCAGAAATAATTGAATGCAGAACTGAAAGTATTGCAACAATATTTAGTTGGATAGGTGTCCAAGATAAATCATTAGTACAAGTTAAACAGATAGCTGATGATTCTATGGGTGAAATTGTTGAGTATGGTGAAGACAGATATAAGATAGAAGTAACAGGAAAATTAGAAGGTGTAGTTTTTACTAAAACTATTACAGTCGATGGACCAACACTTATGAACCAGTTAAAGTTTTATGATGCGGTTGTAATGCAAGCTCAAGTTTGGATTCCAAAAATGAAGGCGGCACAGTTTGAGGAGATCATGAGAATGAAATTTGAATCACGAACTAAATCAAAAAACTATGTGGCAGAAGCTGCAGAGTCTAATAAGATTAAGAAATATTTTGTTAATTATATTAAAGTTAAAAAAGCATATACAACTAAAGCAGAATTATTTAATTATGGAAACCCTTATTTTAATCCAATAAATAATGAATTAGAATTTAGTTTAAATGATTTTGAAGATTATTTAGAAGAACAAAGAGTGGTTTTCAAAAAACGAGTAGATCTTGTACTTTTAGTACAAGACGTATTAAAAGCTTATAAAAAGAATGGGTCCTATCAAAAAAAATCTTTAGTTTCTTGGGTAATAGAGAACCCTGAAATTGAAAGGGCAGATTTTGTGTTAGAAGGAACTAGTGAAGAAACGAAAGAGGTAAATTCTGAACAAGCCTAGATTTATTGCAGGTCCTCCAGGTACCGGTAAAACTCACAAATTTATTGTAAATACATATATGAAAGCTTTAGAAAAATATACTCCTGAAAAAATTATAATTCTATCTCACACTAACATAGCAGCTAATGAAATTAGAGACGCTATTTTTGATTTAAAAAATTTAAAAAATAAAGAAGGACATTATACATTTCCACAATTACGAGGGATTACTAAAAAAGCAATGAAGCATAGAGTATGTACCATTCATACTTATTGTAAAAGTAGATTATTAAAAAAAGAAATGTTTAATTTACACAACCATCAAGAATTAATAAAAAAAGATAGCCGCTTTAATCGTCACAGGGAAGACGACATACAACGTAAACATAGATTTTATAAATACTTATCAGACGCTAATGGACATGGAAAAACTTTAGATAAGTACTGGATTAAATGCGATCAAAAATCTTTTGAACCTTACGGTTTAAAATTAATTAAAGAATTACTTCCACTTTATGAAAAATATAAAAAGGATAACAATCTTTGTGATTTTTCTGATATGATAAATAATTTTACACGTCAAACGTATAATGAAAAAACTAAACAATTGGAAGACGATGTAAAAGATCCAGATATAGACATGTTAATTATAGATGAATGTCAGGATTGTAATGTACCCCAAAGAAAAGCTATTGATAAAATGGCAAGAAACGTAAAAGATGGTCATTACTATTTAGTTGGAGATGCAGATCAAACTTTATTTGAGTACTCAGGATCAGATGCAAAATATTTTCACAACTTAGCTGCAAATCCTTATGATGAATTAAAAGAAGGCAGTAGATGTGGAGAAGCTATCAATACATATTGTAAATCAATCATACACGATGTCTGGGAGCATTATAAGTCTCATAGAGTGTGGACTCCAGCAAAGTATCAAGAAAAACATAAAAAGGGCCATATAGGGGAAGTCATTAAAGGAACAGGGTATTATTTACCAGATTTAAAACCATCGGGAAATTTAAAAAAGCTTTTAGATAAAATCAACAATACTGAGGAAACATTTTTATTTACTTATAGAGGAACTCCAAGCGATGTACGTTGTACAGATTTCCTTATGGCACAGGGTATAGAATTTGCTCCAGTAAGTAAGCCTCCGTTTGTAATTAAAAAAGAATTAAGAGCTCACAAATTATGGCCAGAGTTTATTAAAGGTACTCCAATGGATCTTACTCAGATAAAACATTTTTGTGAATATTTAAACAAAGATTTGATTCTTGGAGATAAAGCTAAAGCAACAGAAACTATTAAAAAATGGATTAAAAAAGATTACACTGTGGATTATTTAATAGATAATAAATTACTGAAATCTACTTGTAAAGGACATAAGGATTTTGATCTAATAAGAGCACCGGTTAACAAACATAAAGAACGAATGGAATATATAAAAAGAGTTTTACATAAAGGTTTTGATTTTGATAAAAAAGTTAGAGTAGAATATGCAAATATCCATACTGTTAAAGGTCTAACTTATGACAATGTTGTTGTTGACGAAACTATCGTTAATAAAGATCCTTACTTCACTTCAAGAAGATTACAATACACTGCATACAGCAGAGGAATTTTTGACTATTGGAGATTAGCAAAAATGTCCGGAAAAAAATACTTTACAATAGGAAAGAAAAATGAGTGCTTATAAAAAACAAGTAGGAGGATCACATTATAAAGATATGGCGATTCAACCAGCAGATTTTATTAATAAAAACAAATTACTTTTTGCAGAAGGAAACGCAATTAAATATATTTGTAGACATCAGTCGAAAGGTGAATTACAAGACATAGAGAAAGCTATTCACTATTTAGAAATGATAATAGAAAGGGATTATAAATAATGTGTGACGTTCCACAACTCAGTGAGTTAAATTTAGAAGGTATAGATACTGTTGCAATTGACTTAGAAACTTACGATCCTAATTTAAAAACAAAAGGATTAGGTGCTGTAAGAAAAGATGGTTTTGTTACCGGTATAGCTATAGCTACCAAGAATCAAACTTTCTATTTCCCTATTGCTCACCACATGACCGAGAATTTAAATACTAAGGAAACTTGGGCTTATTTAAATGAAAAAATATTTCAAAACAAAAATATACGTAAGGTATTTCATAATGCTATGTATGACGTATGTTGGATTAGATCAGCAACTGGAGATATGCCTCAAGGAGAATTGTTAGATACCATGATTGCAGCGTCAGTTATTGATGAAACAAGAATGAGATATTCTTTAGATTCGATCAGTAAAGATTATTTAAATGAAACTAAATACAAATATGATTTAGCTGAAAAAGTTTTAGAGTGGTCTAATGGAATGATAAAAGACCCTATGACTAGTATGCATAAATTACCATACCATTTAGTAAAAGATTATGCAGAGCAAGATACTAATTTAACTTTGAAATTATGGGAACTGTTTGAAAAAAAATATCTGGACGCGGTATTATACACAAAAACTAATCCAGATGGAAGTAAAGAATACAAAACATGTAGAAAGATATTTGAATTAGAAACTAAATTATTTCCTTGTTTGGTTGACATGAAGTTTAAAGGCGTTAAGATAGATGTCGAAAAAGCTAAGACACTTGGAGAACTTCTAGAAAAACGTAGAGATAATTTATTAAAGATTATTAAAAAACATACTAATGTTGATGTAGAAATATGGGCCGCTTCTTCTATTAAAGCTTTGTTAGAGCATGAGAAAATTACCGATTATGAAAAAACAAAAGATAGGAAGAAAAAACTAAAAGGTAAAGATGGTAAAGTTCTTCTTGATGAAAAAGGTGAACCTAAAATAGAGTTAGTTCCATCTACTACACCTAAACTTCCTAAAGATTATTTAAAGACGCATAAGAATCGTTTCTTAAGAATGATTGTAAAAGCTAGGGAGTGTGACAAAGCTAAAGGTACTTTTGTTGAAGGGCTACTAAGTTTTGTACACGAAGGAAGAATACATGCAGACATCAATCAGATTAGATCGGACCAGGGTGGAACGGTTACTGGAAGGTTCTCAATGTCTAATCCTAACTTACAACAAATTCCATCTAAAGGAATTATCGGTAAAAAGATGAGAGAACTTTTTGTACCTGATGAAGGTTGCGTATGGGGATCATTCGATTACAGTCAACAAGAACCACGGATTGTGGTCCACTATGCTTTAACTTTATATCCTTATAAGAATCCTGATATTGAGATGCCTAATAATTTAAGAGAAAGTTTAGAACAAATTGAAGAGTCTTATAAAAGTGGATTCGATGTAGACTTTCATCAAGTTGTTGCAGACATGGCTCACATATCACGGACCATGGCCAAGACAATTAACCTGGGACTCTTCTATGGTATGGGTAAAATAAAATTAGCCAGTGAATTAAATTTAACTAAAGCTCAAGCTAGTGTTTTGTTTAATACTTATCATGAGAAAGCTCCATTTGTTAAGAAGTTATCTCAGGATTTGATTGAGTTTGCAGAAGATAATAAACTATTATTCACATTGGGAGATAGATTTTGTAGATTTAATAAGTGGGAAACTAAAGACAGATCATGGAATAATGCAATTAATAGATATGAACCTGTCCCTATACTAACAGAAGAGAATGCAAAGATAGCTTTTAAAGCTGAGTTATTAGATAAATATAAAGATCACATAGCTGATAATTATATGGGTGACTTTACTAAACATTATAAACCTGCATTTACTTACAAAGCTTTAAATAGGTTAATTCAAGGTAGTGCGGCAGATATGACTAAGAAAGCTATGGTCGACTTATATGAGCAAGGAATTTTACCACAAATACAGATACACGATGAGTTGTGTTTGTCTATTGATAGCGAAGAGACTGCTAAAATAGTAAAAGAAACTATGGAAAAAGCTGTACTTCTTAAAGTGCCTAACAAAGTAAATTACAAAAAAGGTAAAAACTGGGGATCCATAAAATGAGCCTATTAAAACAAATTGATGAAGCTGCAATAATGTGGAATAAAACTAAAAATCCTATTTACAGAGATTTATGGTATAGTCTTTTAAAAAAATTTAATGTATACTATCAGGAATAAAAATAGGAGTTATTATGTTAATATATGGAAAAACACCAAACGATTACTTAGAACTAGCTAAAGCACATAAAAAAGCAACAGCTATAGCAGCGATTATAGTAATTGCCGTCTTATACTGTATATTTTAATATACACCCCGCACTAGAACTGCGCTTAAACAACCCTAAAATATATGAGTCTGTATGGATTTAAAGAAAAACAAAAATGAATGTAAAAAATGCGGTCATGAATGTCATTGCTTGGATGACTTCCACACAGATGTGTACGGTATATGTCCTTGTGATACTTGTAAGTGTGATGACCCTAAAAATTCTGGGGAGGAATGTTTGTCATGTCAATAAAGGAGAGCGCCAGGATGGATTACAGATTTACAGTATTATTAATTGTGATGATGGTAGCACTGGCTTTATTAGGTGGACCGGCAGAGTATAATAAACCATGAAATTTACTTTAGTAATATTTCTGTGTTCTTTTATTGATAATCAATGTTTACCTCCAGCAGAGGTTAAACAATCCTATAATTCATGGAAAGAATGTACTATTGCTGCATACGAATTATCTAGAAAACTAATACTTTCACAAGAAGAAAAGTTAATTAATGAAAATAAATTATCCACTAAATTTACATGTACAGAGGTGAATGAGACTTAAATGATTGATAGATTTATATATAAATTATGTGGTATACTAGACCATTATACTGACTGGATGAATAATATATTTTTTTCTAAACCAAAGAAAAGAAAAAAGAAATGAAAATATCAGATAAAACTACAATCGGAATGCCTTTAAGGAACATGTTAAGTATCATGGCAGCGGTAGCTGTGGGTGTGTATGGATATTTTGAACTGACAGCTAGATTAACAAGTCTCGAGACTTCACGTGAATTGTTTCAAGCAGACTTACTCAAGAAGAGTGAGCAACTGCCTACGGACCAGGAACA